ATATTCAAATTATAATGGTGTCGGACGAGCGTATTAGTAGGGAAGACATAGAGGAAAAAGCGGATAAAGTTTTTGAAGTAAAAATAAAGCGGGGAATTAGTCGTTTAATTTAAATTTATTATTTTAGATTTTTAAAGAATATTAGTTGCGATAAATATGTAAATTTTTAACCTAATAACTTAAAACAATTAAAATTATGAAAATTGAAAACACTAGGGTTTATGGCTTTGAGTCGGCAATACACGGATTAAGAAACCCAATGAATAGTTGGGATAAAAGTGATTCAGGTTTTGAAAGGTACGATATTACTACATTTGATGACAATGTACGTAAGTATCTACAAGAATTTAAAATCGGTCCTAATGATAATGAACTGGCTAAAAAGCTTATTAAATTAGGTTCGGAACAACGTAAATTTTTACGTTTAATCCATGTACAATGTTTTATAACTATTCCCCGCTATATTTGGCAGGAATTAGATACATTTAAAGTTGCCACCGTCCGTATGTCTTGCAGTACTATGCATAAATTAGGTATGACGGATTTAACACGTGAGGATTTTCAGGATGATGCTGTTTTACCAGAAACCTTGAAAATGTTAAATGATATAGGACGGGAGCACAGATATACAAAAAATGTTGAATTATTACGACAAATGAAGCAAATACTCCCTGAAGGATTCTTGCAATCTGCCGATTATGATATGTCTTACGAAACAGCCAGAGCTATGTATCATCAACGTAAAAACCATCGTATGACGGAGTGGTCAGGTAAAGGAGGAATATGTGAATGGATACAGAGTTTACCAATGATGAAGGAGTGGTTATGATTTGGACTGAACAAATGTTTTTAAATAATCTCTGGCGAGATTTTACAAATACTGAGGAAGTAGATTATAAAGTAAATTTTATGCCTACGCTTGCCTCTCTGCAATCTTCGGAATGGTCTGAGGAGTTTGATCAACTTGCAAAAAATAAAATGGTACAGGCTTCGTTTCGATATGGTTTATTTAAGGATGACAATACATATGATTTCGTAGAAGCCATGAAACATAAAATTGTATTATATGAAAAAACACATAACCTGGAATTAATGGTTGATGTGAGGAATTATGCGATGCTAGAATTTAAGAAACCGAAATATTCTGATGCCTGGTATTGGGTGGAAGATGACGTTGAACATGCTCCAATTAAAAAATAAAAAATATGAAAGACATTAGAAAGTTTTTAGGAAAATTAACTGATTTGGAATTTAGATATATGAGGATTCAAATATCTATGGCTAACGACGCCCGAAATTTAGTATTTAAATATCATTTAACAAAGGAACAATTTTGTGAAATAATGCGAATTAATCTTAAAGATTATAATAAATATCTCACAGGAGGTTTTGATTATGATGTAATCAAAATGGCTTTAATGCAGGCTGCCTTTTATAATTTAGAAACGGAAAGGATTAAAAAAGAAACGGAACAAAAAGTAACTAATATTATTACTTCAAATGACGCAGGAAACGATTCAATTTAAAATACTATCTGAAATTAAGCTTAGAAGCATTCAGATAGAAACCCCCGTAACCACTGATCATTATATTCCGCTCCGTATATTTGAACAATATGTAAATATGATATACGGAGCGGGGTTTGATGCTGGTAAACAATTTGAAATTAATAGAACTTGTTCAGGAATTGCCGTTGCTCAAATTGATATAAATGGAAATGAATTTAAATATCCCAGTATCAGTATTGCGGCGAAGGATAAAAAAGTATCCCGAACATCTTTAACTAAAGCCATTAAAAGGAACGGAAAGTGTGCTGGATACTATTGGAAGTTTACAGAAAAACAAAGCCCCGACGTTTAACGGGGCTTTTCTTATTATTTAAATCGAATAGGTATTCCGAGTTTAACAATATAAAAATTTAAATTTCCATAACGTTGATACTGCAATCCATATATTGTATTCGTTTTGGAAATTATGTCTAAAAAACCTCCATATAAAAAAGCTTTATCATTTCCTCCAATTGACACACCCACATACCAACCGTTTTTAGGAACAGGAACGGGACGATCTACAATTTTTGGGACGTATACCGTTACAGTTTTAACGATCTCAGTTGAAATAGGAGTATAATACTTATTCAATGATAATAATTGCCCCTTAAGGCGGAAAACGATGTGGAAATTGATTTCTTTATTTACTATACTGTCTGAATAATTTTTAATCGAAGTATCCGAAGGATTTACGACAGGTTTTGGAAGTGTTGAAGGTGTATATACTATTTTACCTTTCAATCTCACTGTATCAACACGTACGGTAGGAGGAGTGTTTGCAATCTTCTGTATGGAATCCCATACGTTTTGAGTAACCAATACCTGCCCTTTCGGGGGACATGTTGTTTTTCTGCATTCACGTGTAAAAATAAAATATAGTGCACCGATAACGAAAAGCACTATAAAACCATTACTCAATACTTTTTTAATCATTTCCATTACATGTCCTCCGGTTCACTGGTAAATTTACTGAAACCTTTTAGTGATATAATCCCCATAGTTAAACCAAAATTTAACCATAATTTTAAATCATCTGAAATAGGCAGAGCCATTAGTGATAAAGGCAGTGTATATAGAAAATAATTAGATACTTTTGCCCAATTTTTATTATCTGGCTTTACCAGATTATCAATTCTTACACCCATTATAGTACCTCCTTACATTTATTTAACCAAAACTGACGATATTTAAGGCCATTTAAACCTCCGTTAATCTTACGGGTAACACTGTTTATATTATCCTTATCAGCCCAGAAGTTAAGTTTTCTATCATTCCAGTACCATCCTGCTGAAAGCATATTCCAAGGGTTGTCGGCAAGCAATAGTGGATTAACAATGAAATCAACTCCCAATGCTATGGATAAAGCTTTATAGTTGGTACGTCCGGTTATTTGAATATATCCCCGTCCTTTGAATTTAATCCCATCCCCCGGCATAATGTTTCCTAAGTCCCTACGACCTTCATAAGCTGCTCCACTAGCAATCTCCGTATTATATTTGAAAGTCCCAGATTCATGAATTAATTGGGTAAGAAAATGACATAAACGAAGCTTTGTATTAATCTCATACTTCGTACAAACCTTATTAATAGCATCAACGAGAGTAATCAATTTAGCATCTCCCTGACCCGTTCCAATTATTGATTGTAATTGTTCCTTTGTCATGGTTGTTTTATTTATGGTTTTCTAACATTTCAAAACACTGACCAACAATAATCTGTGGGTAAATGTTACCTATAATATCAGTAATGATAGTAATTTCACTTGCTAACAATTCCACTTCGTTCTCCGCGTCACGTACCTTCTTGAAAATATCCCATTTTTCAAGCTTTTGGTTTAGCGTATCTCCTTTTTTAGAAATCATTGCCCCCTGAGGGGTTTGTTGGTATTCATCGTCCACAGGACGCAGGAGAGAAGCCACCACAATATCCTTTAATGTTAATGCCGTACCTTTTTCCAGCATATCGTCTTTACCGTTGATTGATTTCAATGTTTGATTGATTTTAATTTTCATTTTGATTAATTTTTAGTTATATAAATATGTTCCTGATTAGAAATACAATGTAATGTATCATTTATTAACAAGGCTTTGTTGGAAACGTAATATAAATTACCTACTTTAAATGGAATATTGTTGATGTTTATTATGTAATATCCTTCATAAACCCCCTTAATATAGATCGTTCCTTTAGTATAAACATATTCATTGGAAAATATGTTTATGTTTTCAATACTTATTTTTTCTTTTTGACAAGAAAACAATAAAGTTATTAATCCGATAATTAAAATAATTTTTTTCATAATTTCTACTTTTAAATTTCAGTAAAGATAATAAAGTTTTTAAACTTTTTTTAAAAATATTTTTAAATTATGAAAAATTATAAAAAATTTCACCTGTTTGAGTATCTACACATAAGGTTTTAACATAAGCATTCCCACCTGTAAAATGGGCTAAACCTTTCATAAAAGCTTTTGTAGTAGGGATGTTGGTGACATAAAATTGAATTAAATGATCCGTATCATTGTTTGCTAAATACATTTCATTTGTTGTAAATTGGCTATAATAACCATCAGTGCCTGCACTTGTTAAAATAATTCCAGGTTGTTCATACGCTCCAATTTGAGTATCTAATTTAATATAATCCCCAGTTGCCGCTGAATATAAAATCATATTGTTGTTTACAACACTTATACTAACGCGTTTTCCACTAACAGCAGAAGACAAATTTACTGATCCATCCGCAGCAACCCTGAAGGTAGCATCACCGAAAGCGGTTGCCCCACACCATATTCCAACCCCTGCTTTCATTTGAACTCGGGTTGCTCCTGTTCCTGAATATAATCCTTCACTAACGTCTAAAGTGAACCCCCCTAAAAATCCGTTACCAGCTTGAGTTACACGAAAGGGAGCAGTACCTCTATTTGTATAATTATTTCCTGCATATATTCTTACATCCGTTGAATCAGTACCTGTACTTGTTATTCCAGCATATGGTGTAAATATACTACCAGTCAAATAAGCATTAGTGGCATAAAGTCCATATCCTGATAATGCTCCAAATGAGGTATCAGTAATGCCTGTTAATTTTCCTAATCTTACTTTCGTATGACCTAAAAAACTTTCATCTGTCACCCCATCTATTATATCCATATACGGGGAATCGGCATCATGTGAAGTTAAATATAAAGCTCCTTGACGGGAGGTATCAGTGGTATTACCAATACGTATAAGGTCATCCCCTGCTTCTGGTAATCCTGTATTGTTTTCATCCAAAAGCCATATTGTAAACCAATCCCCTCCACTTCCTATAGACATAACTTGTCCTGAATAATACTTTATACCACGGCCTGTCCATTTTTGACAACGTACAATATCCCCTACAGCAAAAGGTTGAATTATATTTCCGTCATCCGTATCAATATGACAAGGGTAATACATTCCATTTGTTCCTGCATAGGAATCATCTATCCAGTCAATTTTTGCAGCATCCGATACCCACAGGCTTCCATTAGTACAACGGATTTGATTAATTGTTAATTCATATACGGACATTCCCTTTCTTACCACTAAATTATCAACCGTTAATGTTTCCGTTGCGGTGTCCATTCTCCATCCACTCCCCGCAAATCCTGAAACAAACGTTCCAAGGTTACCAATATCATGAGCGAAACGAACATTACCCATTCCGTAACTTCCAGCTGTTCCGTTTTCTCCATCAATCCGCATTGCCTCCGTTACTACATTAGAGGTATAATTTTTATAATCAATTATCCAAGATTTGGCATGACCTGTTGATGTTCCATATTGCATTCTCCAGCGATAAAATTTATCATCAGAAAAATTATTATTTGTAATATCTACAAATTCCAATCCGTCGTTATTAACAACTAAGGCAACTGTAGCCTCCATTCCATTTAAATGTTGTCCACTAACTCTCAATACGGTGCTTTCCCGTAATGTTGTATCTGTTGCCCAATTCGTAATATCTAAAAAATAATCCTCCCATTGAGCCATCACAATAGAGCCTACACCGTTTACGTTCCATTGCATGTAGGTATCATCCATACGAATTTCCCCGCCTGTTACTTTCAATACCGGTGTAGTCCCCGCAAGATATAAATCCCTGTAAACCGTTTGTGTTTCTAAGGCTTCATCCGCGTTATACCTTACAAAATTACTGGCATCATTCACTCCCGTACTACTACCTGAACTATTGGAACCACTTGCGTACATTTGCCTGTACGATTGATCCTTTAAACTTTCTATTCTGTATTGACCGTATGTAATTTCTCCTGCCATAGTATTTTAAATTTAGCTTATTCCGTCATCACTGACATACTCCAATAAACTCATATTTTCGTATGTATTTTCCTCAATGTTGTACTGATACCCATTAACATAAAATGTTTTATTGCTGACGACCGTGGTATCTATCATTGTAAATGGTTTTAAATGTTGATATATACTTAATATAACGCACGTGCGTTTAAGGATGTCTGAGGCTGTGGAAACAGCCAAATAAATATTATTATTGTGATCGACTCCCAAACCCAACCAATGCCTTGCAGCTAATCCTAAACCTACAAATGTTGTAGTTCCTGCCCATTGTACGTATATATCATCTAAATCCGCACTTACAAAAATATTACCATATGCATCTATAACAATATCTTTATATACCCGATTAGTTAATCCTAATGCAATAAAATCACCAGCCCCCGCGGTTTGTTTATATATGTCCCCGTTACTGACTACCGCATATACATCCCCGCTTGGATGAATAGCTATACCATGCCATGTTAAACTTGCCTGTCCTAATGCAGTAAATGATCCGCCTCCTGTGCTTTTATAAATATCTCCGCCTGTTACTGTAGCATAAACTGTTCCTGCTTTTGCAGCAATTCCCCACCAAGCTCGTGTTGCTTGTCCTAACGCAATAAAATTACCAGCACCTGCGGTTTGTTTATATATGTCCCCGAAAAATTCAGTCACATATACATCATTTCCATCCGAAGTTATATTTATCCAAGTATGTGTTCCTGCTCCTGCAAGTGCAATAAAATCACCTAATCCTCCTGTTTGCCTATATATGTCACTTCCGCCTATAGCATAAATATTTCCGTTTAAAGTACCTGTAATATCTTGCCAATCATGATTTGGAAGATGTAGGGGTTCAAAAACTTCGGTGCGGGAATATACTGTATCATTTAAAATTCCTAAGGTTCGAAAATCCCCGCTAATTGTCCTTCTAACTTTATTAAACAGTTGAAACCGATCTTCAATAAAATGTTTAACCAATGATTTATCAAATGAACTATACAAGTCGTACCAAAGTGTGGAATGATTTCCTTCACCATCAATTAGTAAACCATTTAGTATATTATAATTTATTGAGTCATATAAGTCCAATGTGTCCTGTTCAATGTTGACAAAATTATTATTAATTTCCGCAGTTATTAAATTATTGTCAGATTCATTATCTACGGTAACAGCAAAGTCTCCATAAATATTATCTTTTATATAAAAATTGCAATTGGTTTCATCTTCACTGCCTGTCCAAATAGAACTATGGAAACCTAATTGACATAAACCTAAAATAAATACTGGATTATCTCCCGTTACTTCTTTAATGGTGTCATCTAATTCCACATCCATCGAAAATTCATTATAAAAAGCTTTTTCATTTGTGAATTGAGCCATTGAGATTCCTAGGCTTTTTATAATTACTGGATCAATAACAATTGAAGGAGTCAATGCGGATGCAATCATATCTACCCGGTTTACTATTTGGTATTTATCAGTTGTGGAATTATATTTTATCCACCAACGATTATCTGGGTCTACATCATTTGGATCTTTCCAGTATAAGTAAAAACGTACAAAAAATCTATGATGAGGATAAAATTGCGGACTAAAAAAGAATGTGGGATCCGTAACATAATCTAAAAGAGATTGAGGTAAAACAAATTTTAAGGATATTGTCAGTTTGCATTTATTGGTACTATTATAACTTACCTTTATTTTTGTCTGCACACCTTCCGCAGAATTGCGTAATGCCTGATATTTTTGTGCAAGTGTGCGACCTGGGAAACTAGGATCAATTACCTCAATACCGCCTACGGGGGTCTCTCCTGTAATCAAAAGAGGATTGCTTGTTGAAATAGCCTTATTAATAACATTTAAATTATTTTGTTTTCTGTTCCATGCAAAATTATTTAATATGGTGTATGTTAAATCTGAATTAATTTCCCATGCCTTCAAATCAGGAGAAGTATACTCCATATAATTAACGCTTTCGCCTGTTTCAATCCCTTCCCAATAGTAATTAGTAAGATTAAATAAGGACTTTTCATTTAATGTAACCTCAATACGTTTCAACCCTGGATTGTACCCAATTCTTTGAGATATTTTAATTGGAAGAAAACTTGAACCCATTGCTATGTGTGTGTTTGTATCCGACACGGTAGAGGCTGTGGAACTAGAGGATTCATATCGAATATAATATTTTGTATCCGTTCCCAAATCTTTACCCCTCTCAATATACCATGCATCATTATAATAATAAATCATGCATGTAAATGCTGTAAGTATTTTATTAAGTATTGTTAAACAATCATCTAATTCAATATTATTTTTATAAAACAAATCACAATCCGCCCACGTTTGATCAAAACAAGTATTTGTGCCTGCTGTTTTTGTGGTCTCCCTCAGTGTGCAATTAACATAAATAGGAAGGTCAAGACTGGTAAAACTCAAACAATCCTGAATAATTTCCATCAATGTATACATTCCTTTTGTTACAAAAATAGAAGGTTTGTATTCATCCAGCCGATTTAAATTTACGGTAGCACTAAGATTAATTATACCTTTTTGCAACCATGATTGTTCAATCGTTATGCAGGGAATATAACCAGAAAATAATATAATATGTTCCGTATATATTCTAACCATAAATTCAAGATCACCTATGGAAAATAAATCATCAAATTCATAAAAATCCTCCTTATCATTGATGATATTTATATCTACCGATGTACTTTTAATAGGCTCAAAATATTTTGAGGAATCAACAATTAAAGCAACCCCACTTCCTGCAATAGTTAAGGAACTAATACTGCCTACATAATCTTTTTTAAGTATGTCAACCGTACACATACCAATTGTTGTATTACCTACATATCCCCGATATTTAACTCTATGTGTTGGAAAACTCATAATTTTTCAAGATTATTAAAATTACATTACTTTATTTTTCCTTGTTTGTTTTTCTAATACTCCAATTAATTCATTCCCTGATATTCTAAATACAACCTCACCTTGCATTGCATTTTTATTTGTATCTAATTCACCAAGTTTATTTGGCGGTATAACTTTTTCACCAGATGACAATAAAGCGGGGTAGGAATCATTAGGATACCCATTTGGTACAGTCCCTCCATTTGCAAACTTAGGTATGATGGATTCAAACAGTGCCGAAGTTGCTGCCCCTGCAGCCGCACCAAGAATAAGACCAAGCCATGGATTTTTAGCCGATTTCATTGCATTAGCAACCTGTACCGCAATTGCCTCTGCCACGTACATCGCAATAATTTTAATAATTGCGTGACGTAATGCATTGGCAAAATCACCAACCGTTTTAATACTTCCATCTATCGATGCATCATAAAGACTTTGCACTTCCGCTCCTATTTTAGCCGTCAGATTAGCTTTCCTTTGTGCTTCCGTAAGTTCTCCTAATTTCTTAATGTACATATCCATTAGCGGGGTTCCGGGACGATATCCACTAGACCAAAGCAATTCCATTTGACTTTTTACAAAGCTGATTTGATCACCGAAGGTTTGCATTTTTATACCTAATGGGTCAAGTGAATCCCCGAACGTAGCATTTTTTAAGGCTACGTCTGCCAACTGTGTTTGCAATTTTTGAAGCGGTGTTCCTACATCACTGGAATACATCAAAAGTTTTTTATAATTCAAACCGTCTACCTGTGCCTGCAATGTTTCAATAGGGCTATTCTGTTTTAGGTCTTCATTCATTTTATCCAAATGTGCCTTGTATTGTTCCAGCACTAATTTAGAATATTTTATTTTTTCACCAAATACAGTATCCTTTCCTCCTCCTGCTTTTGCTCCTGTTGTTTCTTCTTGTTTTTTCGTTGAAGTAAGTTTTTCATATGCATTAATCATAGCATTAATTTGACTTACCACCTCATTCTTTTCTCCTTTTACTTTCACAAAGTCCGTGAATGCTGCCCTAAAATCCTCGATCGAATATTTTAAATACCCGGTAGATTTGGACATTTTTTCAACAAATTTATCATATAACTCCTGTGATACTTGCAGGGGATTTCCATTCTTTATTGCCTCATCTGCACCTTGAAAAATGCCTGTAATAAATTCCCCGATCCTATCACCACCGAAAGTAGTACTAAATCCTTGTGTAAAATCTTTGAACGTGCTTTCAAAGGATTTGGAAATACTTGTCATTTCCTGCTCCAGTTTTGCTCTGTAAGTTTTCAGACTAATACTGGCTACGAGGGCATTTGTAGCCTGCCTTTGTGCCTGTTCTATTTCCAGCAATGTAGATTTTTCAGTGAGTAAATTGCTTAAATACTCTCCATATCTTGTATTAATTATTTTTATTAATTCCGAACGTTCCGAAGTACCTACGTTTGTTTGTTTCAGACGTTCAAAAACATCATTCAGTTTAAAAAGTTCATCACCTAATTGTGCATTAACTTCCGTTTGTATTTTTTTAAACTCATCCGATTTACTATTGTAGTTTACTAAGGCAACGGTAGCGGCTATAATACCAGCCGCTATAAGAAGATAAGGGTTAGCGGCGATGATTGCACTAAGTCCTTTGAAGATCGTTAAAACTCCGCTTGCTGCCCCGATCAACCCACTCATCATTTTCATTGTTACACCTATTGCAAGTGATACGGGTCCTAAAACGGCTAGAAATCCTGCCGTGTATGTTATTATTTGACGTGTGGAAGCAGATAAGTTAGTATACCATAATGCAAGGCTCTGTATGGCATCCCCTAAGCCTTCTATCAATGGAATAACGGTAGTTTTCAAAGACATTCCAATTTGAATAAACGAAGCTTTCATTTTCGCGGTGGCTTGATTATATTTAAAATCTATTGTTTCCGTCACACTTTGAAAAGCCTTATTCATATCACCTGATGATTTATTTACACGGTCAAATATTCCTCGATTTTCTTCCAGTCTGTCCCCCATCAATGATAAAACGCCTGTTAATGCACGGACATTTGGAAATACTTTAGCCATTGCATCCTCACCATATCTGTTAGTTAAATCATTTAATTTTGTGAGTGCTGCCAATAGACCTTGTTCTCTTATCATCTTACGTAATTCACCAGCCGAAGTGCCCATATACACTAAAGCCTCCGCGGATTGTTTTGTCGGATCCAATAGAGACATTAAAATTTGCCGCATGTACGTAGCCGATTCCGAAACGTTCGTTCCCGTTAAAGTCATTGCGGACATAGCCGCCGCTACTTGATCGAAACTTACCCCCATTTTTGCAGCTACTGGAATAACTTCACCCATCTGTGAGGCATATTGTGAAGCTTCACCTTTACCTTCTCTAACTGCTGCCGTGAGAACATCTAAAGCCGTTGCCGCCGTTAATCCTGAATTTCTATAGGCATTCATAGCCGAAGTAACTAAATCCGCTATTTGCATAGTTTCTCCTAACCCCGCTGAGGCTCCTTTTGCCGATTGTGTGACCACATCTAAAGCCGCCGCACCTTGTATCCCTGATGATGTTACAAAATATAAAGCCTCGGCAAGTTCAGTTGGAGGTCTCCCAATCTTTCCGGATAATGATAAAATTTCCTGTGACCATTTATTCACCTGAGCCTGAGAAACCCCCACCAAACCTACAATATGTTGCATGGCTATTTCAAATTTTCCTGCCGCTGCCATTACGGCTGCACCAGCCAGAACAATAGGAGCGGTTAGATACATTGATGCACTTTGTCCGAATGACTGCATTTTAGTGCCGGCATTATTTAAACTTTCCTGCACCGTTTGCATGGAACGTTGGGAAGATCGTTCAAAGTTTTTCATTGCTGAGGTAGCCGCCGAAAGTCCACTTACATCACATCCCAAACTAGCCGTTAAATCTCCTATATTCATCGTTACTGGTTTTTAGTTTTCTTTTGTCTTCTTGCAATACCTCCAAATGCTTGTATAATAGCCTCGGAAAGGGATTGTTGTTTTTCTTCCTCACGTTCTCCTGTCCAATTTGGCATAAATTCCATTACATCTACCTTTTTAGTTTCCTTCGTATGTAATGCGTTATACATGTTTGTAAGCAGTGTTAAAATTTGAGCCGTTTGAAAATCCCCGCGCCATGTGCCTACGGGGTCTATTCTATCGTATGCCTCCCATTCACTTAATTGTGCCGAGGTCAATTGATCCAGCAAATGATCAGGATGGCTTATTCCAAGTTCTCGGCAGAGCCTGAATTGGAATTGGCGTCCAGGTCTGCTTCGGAGTTTTTTGTGAGTGCATCCTTATCCTCCTCTGAAATTTTATTTAATTCCTGAGCTTTATTTATAATTATTTCGAGACGGGCGGCAGACATATTTTGGCTTAATTCTGGGTAATCCTGTGGACGTAGTATTAGGTTTCCTTCTTCATCACAAACAGTGGAAACAGCTAATTTAGCCCTGAAATCCTCCAGTGCCTGTTCATAGTCCTTTATTTTGCCTTTCGAGTCTCTTTTTTCTTTAGTGAGGGTCCGTTCAAATGTATCCCGTTCCCGGCCGGTCATTTGCTTTACATAAACATAAATTTCTTCACCTTCGTCCGTGCCAAGATCAACTTTAACAATATCTAACTTTTGTTTTTCTAATAATTTTTTTCTGTTTAATAGTCCCATGATTAAGATTTTTTTAATTGTAAATAATAAAAATAAAATTCCTGATTAGAATTTTTAATAAATTAATTTGATCCTGAACCACTATTCATAACAGGAGCCCCACTGACCTTAATTGTAACAGGTGCAGAAACTACATCTCCTGTAGTGATACTTAAACCTAATTCAGTGACCAATCCTTCAAACTCAATTGAAGTTACCTCGGAATCTGGAAGTATGATTTCATAATTTTTCAGTGTTTCACTTGCAAAATCATCATCCATTAATTCGTACGTGGCACGGGTAAAATTCATGCTTAACTGTACTGTACCCGCATCCCTGAAACTTGCAATAAATGTTTTATAACCACCTGTTGTATCAAGATTGGTGGTTTCAATTGTGTCCCTCGTCTTGCTGGGACCGTCGATGGATTTAATTTCAGCAATATGAACCCAAGCGGATCCATTCCATCTCTGAAATATAGTACCAACGCCATTAATTGCCTGTGACATACTTTTACCTCCTTTGTAAATTAAAATTAATAATAAACCTAGCGTTTCCATTATCGTCCCAATCTAAGAACGCAGGTCCGCTAGCGCAATAGATAACAGAATATAAAGTACCATTCCACCATTGCTGTGCCCGGCCGTGTAATGATGCCTTTATTTTTTCAACTAAATTCCATCCATTCAGATATGTTGTATTTCTTACCCGTATTTGTACGGATGGATATTCATATCCGTTAGTTTCCAAACCTAATAGCGGGGGAAACCCAGGTGTATCAAATATAGTTACACAATTATCTGGTTTAGATGGTTCTTTCCCAACAAATAAACTGGTTGCAAATACCAAACCTAACGTTGAATCTGCAATTAAAATATCCTTTACGTCTACACTTGAAGCATTCATACTATTTAATTTTTGCGGTTGCTTGTATAATTCCTAAAATAATAACAGCATTTCTTTTAATTGCAGCCTCTAGAAATTTAGGACCTGAACCTTCTCTATTCCAATTTACAGCTCCTAACATTTCATGGACAAATACTGCATAATTAGCACTAAAACCAATTATAACACCTTTTACACGTGGGGTTTGATACGGTGTTACAAACCATGAAGCCCTTAAATTTCCAGTATCAACAGGGATAGTAGGAGTGATATGATCCATATCAGCACGAATATAAGCCGCTGCCCCGATTAGTCCTTGCATAGTTCGTCCCTCAATGTTTTTAATCTCTTTATTAAGGTTAATTAACACCTTATCAAATCCTTTTATTGATGAGCCTATAGCCATACTTTTATCCTTTAAAACCTAAATAAACTTTTCTAATCCAACTATTATCATTGGAACGCATTGAAGGACTTTTATCAAAACGTTTTATTTGAAATGCTCCGTCAATTGCTTTTGGATTTAATATATCCTGATCACTGTCCATTAAATTGTATATGTCATCAAGTGTACCAAAAAACAACCAACTTTCCTCAGCCATATCCTCCGAAACATAAACGACGGCATTACAATTTACAGGGGCTCCTAATTTATCAGTTACACGTCCACCTAAATCACTTCTTTGTTGCCATCTACAATTAACTTCTTTTGGATATTCAGAATCAAAAGTCTGTCCACCAAAACCGTCATCAATCATAGGACCCCAATACACGGCCGTTTGTGTCATCATTGAATTTATATTATCCTGTATACTCATTTTTAATTTTAATTGATTGTTACCGCAAAAATACTTGCAACTGATTTCCCAAGATAAGCCTCCATCTTGCCTGTTACATCAAGTTGTTTAACCATCTGCCCGTATGGAGTGGAATCAAGATTTTTACCCCACTGTCCTGTATATTTTACAGAGGCATCTCCTAACTTTTCATCCGAAGTAGTCCTGTGAATGGTTGAAGCTATCATATGAGCCGCGAACCATCTTTCTAACTCCTTTAATAATGTCTCCCCTATTTCCACGTCCTCTGCAAATACCTTTGTAATCAATTCCGATGCACCGATTATAAATACATCAATTGTAGTATCCTCCTTAGTGCAGTTATCCAGTATGTCTTTTACCTCCGTAGCCGTTACACGTGCCATTTTATGTCCTTTCCTTGTTAGTATGTAATAATTGATTAATTGTTGGAATTATTTGATCATTCCATTTCAAACCACACCACTCTATTGTTTCATATATTTGTGTGTAATTTCCATTTAAAATTCTTTCTGGCCAAACGATTTTACAATTCAATCCTGCCTCAATCATTTCCACAAATTTATTTTCATATTGATGTACCCAATCTTTCCATCCTTCCTCTGTATTAAATGCAGTCATATAAGCGGTTTTCATGCAGGACTGGATAATATCTCCTGTACGTCTACGTACAATAATCCACTTTGCATCAGGATAAGTATAATTCCAAATAGGCCAAATTAAACAACCCAGACCTTTATACATCCAAATATTATTTGCAGTAAGTCCCTGGGATTTTAATATATTTTCAATTTTAACGTTCCAATCCGTAGGAATAGAAACATTATGTTGTTTTAAAAATTGACCTCTACAATCCAAACCTTTTTGTTTGAAATAAGGTCGAATTAATTTCTCCCGTATCTCATCATTTTCCATCATTCCTCGGGTAGAAGTTTGTCCAATAAATGCTCCTGCCTTTTGAATTGCATTAGCCACGATTGTTGTTCCACTTCGAGGACAGCCTGTAATTAATATTGGAGATTGGTTTATCATTTGTACATGTTTATTAATTCCTGCCTGTTTTCTTTTCTTTTCTGCTTATCTACGGTCCGGATGATTTGTCGCGGGTGTCTTCTGTAAAAAGCCAATGACTGATTGCAATACCCTATTTTTAAACCACCTTTTAATAGCCGCAAATTAAATTCAAATTCCTCGAATGAATAATACCGATTATCTTCACTAAATGTTCCTAATTTTTCAAACACCCAACGTCTATACATTGTGGTGGCACTATGAATACTGTTTGTTTTTAATAAATTATCAAACGTTGGAATCAGAATCATTGGTTTATATAATTTATAATATGTTCCGTTTTCTAATTCGATTGCATTTCCATGTATAAAATCACAACCTGAGGATTCAAATGTTTTCAAAGAGTCCTCAATGCAATTTACCGTTAACATATCATCCTCGTGTAAATATTTTATAAAATCTCCAGTAGCCTGAGATAATGCCTTATTAAAATTCTGAGGCCAATTCCCTTTGCCTTGACTTACTATCAATTGAACATTCATTGGAACGCTTACAATTGCATCCTTCAACCACCCTCTATCAGTTTTGTACGGAATGATTACCGTTACTTTATTATTCATCCTTTTAATTTTACGTAATCGTTCACCCAATTAATTGTTTCGGCAGCCTCAAAAATCCTTGGTTTGCCGTGAAATAAAATAAGATTTGCATCTTTATTCACATTTTTTAATAAATCGTTTCTACGAGGCTTAAAATCGATAATGGTATTTGTGATCTGTTGCCAAAATAAATCTTGCTTTGTGTAGTTCCGTAAAAAATAATCCATTCGCCCCTGAGGCATTTCAATTTGTTTCGTCCAAGCTTTCCAAACACTATCAATTTTTGCAGACTGTTTAGGAAACCAAACAACTGGCGTGGCAAGACGTTGAGGTTGACCAAAGTCTTCCAATGTTATATACTTTGTTTCATCAGTTACTAAATTGAAAATATTTTCAATGGAATTGACAATCACAGTATCAAGGTCAAGATAAAGAAAAGGACGTAGGTGTTCTACTTCTGGGCTATATAAAATCATTCGAGACCACCACTTAGGCCATTTTTTATCTAATGGGATTATTCTGACCCATCCTAGATCGTATTCCCGAGATGCTTTATTCCAAAAACAAATAATCTGCAATTCGTCCACAGAAGTTCTCCATTTGTTTCGAAGATGCACACAAATTAGTTGGACATCCCTAAACGTGAAATCCTGAGACTCATATAATACCAATGCTACTGTTTTAACCATTTACCTGTGTGTTAATCCATTTATAAGTTAATTCCAAACCTTTTTGCAAAGGAAAATTTGGACTCCAATTTAATTTTTGTTGTATTAAATCATTATTTGAATTGCGTCCTCGTACTCCTAATGCCCCTTCAATGTGTTTTATTCCTATTGTCTTCCCTGAAATTGCAATTACTTTTTCAGCAAGTTCATTTATGGAAATCATTTCAGTACTACCGATGTTTACAGGTTCTTTATAATCTGACTCCATCAACCGTCGAATCCCTTCTATGCATTCATCCACGTAAAGGAAACTACGAGTTTGTTCTCCATCACCCCACACCTCAATTGATTCTCCTTCTTTTGCTTCTGCCACTTTTCTGCAAATGGCTGCAGGGGCTTTTTCCTTACCGTTATTATAAGATCCTTCCGGTCCAAATATATTGTGGAATCTTGCAATCCTAATATCCAAACCATAATTTCGATTATATGACTGATACAAACGTTCACTAAATAATTTTTCCCATCCATATTCGGAATCAGGATTGGCAGGGTATGCAGTGCTTTCAATGCATATTGGAAATTCGTTATCTGTTTGATTAGTGGCAGGATAAATACAGGCAGAACTGGAATAAAATACTTTCACCTTTTTATCCTTCAAAAATTCAGCAACATTTAAATTAATCAATGCTGAATTATGCATAACATCGGCATCATGTTTTCCACTAAAAATGTAGCCTGCTCCTCCCATATCCGCCGCAAGTTGATAGACTTCATCAATACGATTGTAAAATCTTTCAAAGACATATTCCAAACTTAACTTGTCACGCAAATCCATTTTTAAAAAACAATCGGTTGGAAGACAGGAATAATCAGGACGTTTTATGTCCATCCCGATTGTGCAATACCCTTCCAATTTTAGCCTTTTAATTAAATGACTACCTATAAATCCACCTGCACCTAATACTAATGCTGTTTTCATGTGTTTTTAATTTTATTTTTCCAATACGTAAAATTCAATTTTTCTTTACTCCAAAGCACCTGTGAAATTCTCATATATTCCGCAAATAAAAATTCCTCTGTTATTTCCTCCCAATCATGTACGAAACAAATAGGAAGGTCAAGGTAATACTGATTATTTAAATTAATCTTTTCAATGGGAATAGTTCCCATATACAGACCCTCCCATGTCCTGTGTGTGTCCATTCCGTTACCTTGTGGGCAGATCATAAAGGAATGATGATACATATTATCCAAATAATTATCGAAATCACAACCATTTTTACCTCGTTCTATTGTGGCCCATCGTTTGTCCGTTAGCAATTGATATGGTTTTAAACGTTCCTTTGTATTCGTGCAAACATTATGGTTTACATATACTAAATTCCTTTTCGTTTTACATTGCTTCATTTTATTCAACATCTTTTCCTTTTTATGTGTTGAAATAAACCAACGGTCGTTTTCAAGCCCAATAGGAATGGACGTTACTTTAGGATGGATGCAATTAACATTTGTAGTAAACCAATGTTTAACATTTTCAGGAATGTTATAGGTCTCGTCTATGTTTTCATCCGAATTGTGAGTAACTACAATAAATTCCCCGCTTAATTTACTCAGGCAATTAAATAACTGTTTTACATACATCGTATGCGTGTAAATAACATCACCGCCTTTCAGTGCGGATAAATCAAAAAAATTACTTAGATGATCATAATCATCCTTTTGTTTTTCAACAGGAGCATATGTGAAATCTGCCAACCATTTAAATTTATCTCCTTGAATCCAGTCCATTATTTTTTCTTTTTATTAACCCAAGATACTGCCCAATGATGTATAGCGTAAGAACAAGGTTTAACAAATTGATATGGATTATTTGTCGTTTCCTTATTCGGAAGTGGATAAAAGAAATCTGTTGGAAAAGCTATCGTATTTTTTAGATTACAATTTTCCAAAAATACCTGTGTAAATAAATTAGCCCCTGTTACATTTAAAATAGCAGAGCCTTTATTTCCTTTATATATCTGCATTCTTTCCAACATCTCTTTCATAATATTGTGATTAGGCACACTTGCAATCAAACCATTGTATAATTGCAATTTTCCATCAAATCCAATACCTGTAAAAAAGTTATAATGCAATAAAATATCAAAAGATTTCAAGCATTCAAAATCCGTGTCAACGTATAAACCACCGAATTGGTTTAAAATTTCATACCTTAATACATCTGATTTCATTCCTTGGTTCACTGCATTATCAAAAACGTTTCTACCATTTTCAGAAAAATTAAAGGTTTTAATATCTTCATCAGTCCACAATTTATATTCCCAATTTGGGTGAATCTGTTTCCATGATTCCGTATATTTTAAATACTTTTCAGGCAGTTTAGAACCCAACCAAATTTGATGAATTTTGCGGGGAATATTATAAACAGGATCAATAGGATTGATGAAATAATTATCAACAAATAATGTCCTAACTTTTTGCCATTCCTCAGATAACATATATTCCATTTGATCGAAAGCATAGGATTTAGAAATTTGATTATAAAAAATTATTTTATTAATGTCTTTATTCATTTCGTATACCTCCTATAATTGTCAATTAATTCCACGTAATTGTTTGTTTTCTTTTTTGCTATGTCTGAAAAATCCGCACACTGTACGGTAACCATAGGTGAAACAATGAAACAATTAAAATTATACTGAACATCCTTACAATAAAAAGTATCAATATTAATCCCCGAAGGAGTGTTATGATTTTCCAAAATGTAATCAACAATTCTTTGTGTAAAATAAATTACGCCATGCAGACACCAAGCCTTTTTTAATCTGAACAAATTATTGGAATATCGTTCCAAAGGTTGTCTCAAATTAGCACCTAACCATAATGCATCACAATCATTGGGCAATTGGCTGATTGCCTTTTCTACAATCTTCCAAGGCTGAATTAACAAACAATCATCCTCAAATACGGCAAATGGAAATTCTTTTTGTTTTTTAAGTATGGATAAATGTGAATTAGTACAACCATCCTCTCCACATGAAGAGGTAAGGGCTGAAAATCTATTAACAGGAAATGGAAAACAATTCATTTTGAAAGTTTCCATCCTATCCATTCGACTATCCAAATTAATTACATATGCATTCATACCTGGGCAACTAAAATATCCTGTGAAATTAAACCTTTTATATACGTTATTTTGTATTCTGGATTAATTGATAAAACCATATTTTCAAGTTCCTTTATTCCGTATTTTAAATCTTTCCATTCTGCATCATGAGTTCTTAACAATCGCATATCATCAATTAAAATGGTATGGATTTTAATTGGATGTTCTTTAATTGCTAACAATTCATCCATTAATGGAACTGCTTGAGGTCCACAGGCTGAAACATCACCACACCAATGTGCATCTAGCCAAAATGTAATATGCTCATTAATTATTTTCAATAGTTTTGGAAGGACATTAATTGTATCACCATGATGTAAGTATATATTCCTTTCTTTTCCGAACTTCTCCTTACATATATTGTAATAATGATCCGAAAGTTCAATTGAAAAAATGCGTTGAAATCCCGCCTTCTTTGCAGCCATTATCCCCTCTCCTATATAACTACCTGTTTCGATGAAAACAGGATTTAAATAATGTTTCAGTTTATTTGTAATCATACCAATTCTTTTTTAATGTATAATGCATCACCCCAATGTGCGGCCTTCATTATTGTTTCCACACGAATAAAATTATATGATTGTAAATACTTATCAATTTCCGAAATTAAACTGCAATTTTTGTATACTGCCTCCTCATTTACTTCCGTATAGATGTAATCAAATTTAATAATATTTTCTCCCAAACTTTTTAATACATTTAATTCGACTCCTTGAACATCTACATTGATAAAATTGAAGGAATCAAATGAATCTATCTTTGGAATTATTTCGTCCAGTCTGACAAGTTTAATAGTCTTTTTTCCAATATATTTTATTCGAGGGTATGATTCCGCATGTGTTCCCAATTCAAGAATAGATGAACTTTGTCCGTTATTACTTGCAATATTTAATGTAGCTTCCTTTAATGTGTCATGAATCCCAAAAGGTACCGCACGTTGATCAGGATAAAATGTGAGGTTTTTAGCCAATTGATGAAATAAAACAGAATCAGGTTCAAACCAAATTACTTTTTTAAACCACATATCATCATACCAACATCTTTCCGCACCGTCGTTACCTCCTACGTGGATTGCACCTCTACACTCCTTTAAATGTTTTTCAAAACCTTTTAATAACATTCGATTAAAGTTTAATCCACTCGTGTGGGTAAATTAATGATGTATCAGTCCAACCTCCAAGCCATTGACTAGGAGCACAAACAATTTTATTTGAATTTTCATTCAGCATTGCAGCCCACCAACTAAATGTAGAACTACCTATTATGTTATGTTTGCAATGCCTCATTAATTCAAAATCCAGACAATCCTCTCCTGTTGTAACAAATGTTATTTGTCTATCAAAATAATCTTGTTTAAAATGCTTTTTGCACCATTCAATATCATCGGAAAATATATAAATATCTCCTTTCGTATGTTGTACAGCCTGCAAGTAGTATGTAAATGGTAAAATCCCCCACGTCTGCACCAAATAGTCACCTCTTCGGACATGAATACTTACGGAATTTTCTTTTGTTGTTATTTCAAAAAATAAATGAGTAAAAACATTATTGTATAATTCCTGCTTTACCCTAAATTCCTTTCTAAGTGTATCAAGTATGCCTTCATAATACGCCAAATACTGCCAATAACCATGAAAATTATGATTATCTAACTTAAGTAAATCTAAGTTAAAGCCTACCTTATGATCATCAATTGTAGGCTGGCTGAGGATAAATGGAGAATTTCTAACATGTGTTCCTTCAAATTTATTTAATTGAAAATCTCTTGGCCACTTCTGTTTATTATTCTTATCGTAGGTACGGCAATCAAATTTAACATATAAACCGTTGGATATTTGAACACGTCCAAACGCATATTGGAATAATTGATTTCCTAACCCTCCCATTATCTTTATTACATTCATTGCAGATCAGTTATATTAATTTTTTTAAAACATTCGATTGCACTATCAGGACAACAATTCAGGATTTCAATTCCTCTTATCTTTGCATCATGTGCAATTACTGGGAATCCTGGTAAATGTCTGTGAAATGGTAAGGCATGTAATTTCGTAGGATCGGGAGTTCGTTTATAAATATTATGCCAATGTTGTTTTGCATTTAAATCTAAATGCATATCAAAACCAAGCAATATAATTCTTTTTGCCCCTGCATGTGCCGCCACACTAATTGCAGCCGCACCACTATTTCCATTCCAACAAACTGTTTTTGAATTTCCACTAATCCCCCGCGGACGTCTATCTCGAGGAATATACTTAATCCAATTGTATGGTAAGACAATATGATGACAGGAACACTTAATACCAGGGAATTTAATTAAATTCTGCATATTACGTTCCAAAAAATTACTATCACCAAAAAATACCATATCCATCCAATCCCCAATTAAATAAGATACATTAATACCAATAACATGTTTATTATGTAAGAAGGACATATAAGGAGAATACACACGTGGAGATTCTCCTTTTACGACCTCCTGAACTATGGCATCGGGGATATTGAATTGTTTAGTTACAGAAGGACCTCCTCCTAGAATATAAACATCCCCATCTTCCCACATTTTAGGTACTTGCCAAATAGCCATTTTTATTTATTCTTTTTCTCCGGTTACTTCAATTTCTTCCGTTGCAATTCCTTTTGTAATGTTTGATACATCAACACCGAGGTCGGTTAATAAAGCAATTGCGGCATCCTCTTTCAAAGCTTTTTCCGTAAGCTTTTTACCATTAACGTCGATAATATCAAACCAACCTTTCCGTTTTGCGGGGCTCAATGTATATACAGGAGCATCAACAATTGGTATTTCCTTTGGTTGTATGTTATTAAAATCAAACGGTTCCTGTGCAATACACGTATCCCTAAATGCCGCTGGAATATCATTCGGATCGGCTGTAAATATTTGTCCAGGTTTAATCATTCGTCCATTAAGTCTTAATGATCCTCCACCCTCTTTTTTAAATCGTATTTGAGACATATTTTAAAATTTTAAGTTAAAATAAAATCACTTGATTAGTGAATTTAATATTATGCTAAATGTGCAATACCACACTTTCCACCCTGATCACTTCTAATCTGTGGAACTTGAATAGTCATTACTTTGTATTTGGTAATAAATTTACCTTCTTCGGACCATTCAACATTTTGAATACCCATGCCTCTTACAAGTCTTACAACATTGCTAGTCATTTGGACTAAAAGAACGTTATTAGCTGGAAGGGTATCAATCACCTTAATACCTTTAATGTTTTCCAGTTTCAGAATCCTTTCCCGGATTGTTACATCACTTTCAGCCTTATAATCCATGTCAATCACAGTTTCATAGGCAGTAGGAATATACAACTGATATGGACCGTAGAAATGTGCACTAATCAATGCCTGTTTCAAATCCGAAACCTGTCCAACAATTGTCTGTCCACCGTCTGCCGTTGCTGAATCTACATCCAAAGAATCCCAAGCCGTGCCCATTGAAATCTGATTTCGATCAGGAAAATTAACATAAGAATAAATCTTATTCCTATTTCTGTCGTCCTTTGTTCCAAATGCGTAGGTGGTGTCAGTAAACAACATACTTTCAAGTTTTTCATTAACTCGTCGGGCTGCACGTTCTGCCAATGTAGTATCAAGAGGATTTCCAAGACTCCTTGAAGCCGCCAACATCCTTGCGTTAATCTCGTAATCAACATGAATGATAGGTATTGGCAAGTAATTAGTTTGGAAATTTAATTGATCGTTTTGTCCTCTTGTAACACCGTCCATTGTGATCTTAGCCTCTAATGCCTCCGAAACATCATGCCATTCCAGCACCGTTGTTCCCATTGCATTACCGAGGTTATACGTAAGCCCTTTAGAAATTAAATCATCCACACCACCAAGACGTTGACGGGATATTTCCTGGATTGCATCATCCAATTGTTTCCATTCATCCCTACGTAAGGTTGCATTAGTCCCAATAGGCACAAGTTTATAACTGGTAGGCTGTGTTGGGTTTCCGCCCATATAAATATTTACGTACGAACCAACATATTCACCTTTTTTGTTAAACGCCTTAAACGGACGAAGTGCTCCAAGATTTAAATTGCCATTAGATTGTAATTGATTTGCAACCTGACCTTGGGCTATACCATTGGCGATAAGATCCACATTTACATTCATTGTTATGTCTTCCATTATTTCTTCTCCTTTCTGTTTTTAATTATACAATTCTGATTCTGCAATATGGATAATATTGTCCACCTGCGCTACTATCAGAGCCAGAACCGGAAATATCTTTAGCCTCGAGGGCTATTCCAATAATGGATTTATTTGAAATGTCCATTCCTGCATCAACACTTTCCCAACTGTTAATTGTATCCTGTGATTTTTTCAAATAACCACCACCAGCCGAAACAAGTGTATCACCAATAGCTACTGCCTGTCCACCATCAACCAACAAAGCATAAACCTCATCCCCGCGACCAGGAATCCAAACCTGCACTTGATCACCTGCAACATAATTATCCTTTAAACCCTTACCCTGCATTCCGTCCTCGAGTGCAAACATAGGCATGGCAAATGTTGCCGCACTTGCATGAGCACGAAGTTTGTTGGTACTCATAACTTCTACCAACATCCCAGGAATTATAGCTGCATTAGCTTCCAATTCAACAAATACGTTTCCGTAATTTTTTAATTTAACCGTTTTGTATACCATTTATTTTTCCTCCTTTCGTTTTATTTCTTTTCAATTTCAATACCGCATGGGTACAATGGTTCAATTTCATCCAAAGAAGTATTTGTATTTACGTTCCTTGTATTTCCATTTAAGGAATAATCCATCGTTTCAAATTCTGTTTTCTTTACAGAATTTAACAAACGTTCCAATTGAGAATCTGACATTGTATTTAATTCCTCTACCGGCCATTGTTCCTTTGAAGTGTTTGCCTGTATCCCCGCAATCATTACAGTCCTTTTATCAGCAATTTGTTTTTTAAATGCTGTAAGGGCTTGACGATCTTCCTCGGCATACAATTTAACCCTATCCTCGGGCTTCATACTGTTTAAAACACTTAAAATTTGTTCAGCCGTTACACTTGCAGCAGGAGCGGTGTTAACATCAGGTTGTTGTTTTTTGTAATCACTTGGTAAAATTTGATCCAAAAAAGATTCCTTTTGTGTCAATAACCATTCTCTGTGTTCTGCCGTGTACGGGGTGGAATTGCTGTTTATAATAGCCACCACTTTTTCCATGCACTGTCCGCATTCATTCATTTGATTGACCTCCTTGTTATTAAATTTAGTTCTTTTCATACTGGTATTACTTTGAATTGGAGAATACTCAATATCCACTTTCTTAACGACCTCGACAGGATCTCCAATTAATTCTGCCTGATCATTTACAATCCTATAATCTTGACGGAATAATTTATTTCCGCCTTCATTTCTGTTCCGAACATTGTAGATAACGTAGGTATCAAAAAGTTCTTCCATATAATTATAAACAGTTTCCGAATCCAAACTATCTATTTTCCTACGGATTATTTCCATTTTGACATTGTATCCGTCCTCCATTACGTTCATTTCAGAAATATTAAACCCAGAATTGCTTAATAATTTGATTGCATCTTTAATTTTTAATACTTCCACATTTATTCCTCCTTTCTTATTTACTCTAATACCACAACCGTCTTCGATTGAACATGCACCAGTCCCGCCGGGCAGGAGGGCTAAGTGATCTGGTCGATGATTACGTGCAATGGCACTATATTGTTCTCCGTTCCAATCTCCGTTTACAGGTTCGTTATCGGTAAAAACGCCTACCGATACCTCTAC